GACGGCGCGACCTCGTCGGTCTCCCGATCGAGATAGTCTATCCGCGAAGGAAGAGCAGCGATGCTCTCCTCCGTTTCAAAGACCTCCGTCCAAAGCTCGTCTAGCCGGTCCCACTGAGGCTGAGACTTCGGGTCCAGTACCTGGAGTCGCTCATCAGCCCTCTCCAAGACCTTACGGAGACGTGACGTAAACGGATACGCAACCCACGTCGTAAAGAGCTCAGACCAGACATCCCGATGGACATCCAGCCCAAGCGTCTCTACAACGGTCGCTCCCCAAGGGGAGCGTCTCCCCTTAGCAGCGGTAGCACCAGGTGCAGCGAGACCACCATCTCGACCCGCAAAAGAAGATTTTACTCCTCTCTCGCGAGCTTTGACAGTGATATCACTGTACTGGCACTCACTTGCTAAGTAGAGCGTGTGCGTGAACCGAGACGCACGGTCCAAGATCGAAGATGTCAGCCGCTCCCAAAGGGCCTGAGCCGTAGCCCAAACCCGATGGTCACGTAACCGACTTTCCCTTCCGGGACCAACGGCACTTAACCACGCCTCAACAGGCATTGGCCAAATCCCGCCCGGTCGGGTAAGGTAACTTAATAAGCGACCTTGACGATTCCCTACACTGAACGCAACTGGAAGTTGCGCTAAGTTTCGGTAACCGAAGCCAGCGAAGCGTGCTACGGACGACATTCGAAGGGTCACGAATGCCGAACACTTTTTCACCAATTGCTCGAGAGCCCCTAGATGGCATAAAGCCACCAGAAGCTCAGCAAGAGGGATAGGTGTCGCTTCCCGCCCCGAGATCCAAGTCCGTTTGGCGAACTCAAGAGAGCCTGTTGCCGATACCATCGATTTGGCTAACGAGATATCGACCCCAATCTCCCTCATGACCTCGAGGTACTTCGTAGCGACGGCTTTGTCAGCGATGACAACATCGTCTCCAAGCACCGCATACCCAAGGAACCAGCTGGTTCGTATAGGACATGCAAGGTGTGCTGCGTACTGTACAATGGCATGATGAGTCAATGCGAGCATAGCCCAACTTGACAACGCCCCCATGGGTTGCCCTACGGCGTACCAGACCGATGTGAACCCCAGATTGTAGCTCTTCGCTACTTTCGGGAGCCCATACGGGTGGCCCACCATAAAGTACGCCCATAGGGAGGTCAGATCATCACCCAACAACGGCCTTAGTAAACTCTCCTGAAGTTTCAGGGGGAGTCTATCCGTAGCCGCTGACAGATCGTAAGAGGCGATCCAAAATCGCTCTCTGCCGATCCGCTTAAGCAGGTTACTAACGGGCTTCACCTGATTAAACGTTCCATCATTCGGGAGGATTCTCAAATGACGGAATATCCACTGATGTAAGGGGTACATCAGAGTCTGAGTGATGATATTCATCATGGCAAAGACGCGGATCTTCCCTGGTTCCTCTTTGAAACCCAACTTTCCGAACTGAAGCGGCCCTTGTCGCGCCATCTGATACGCGAGTAGGAAGTCCTCTTCGGTAAGAGGACCCTCACGCCCTCGGATGTGCGGCAAGTTCCGCACCAGTTCCTCCCTAGACGCGCTTCGATAGTGAAGTTGTGCAAGCCTTAGCAAGCACTTCCGCACTGCCTGCCACGCCCAGAGAAAATCTAGTTCGTCTATCGTCTTGAGCCACTTAGTAAGCGCAAGAGAGTGGGCCCGATCACTCGACCAAAGGAGTAAATCCAATGGGAGAGCGACCAGAGCCCCTAGCCCTTGGCTATTCGGTGAACTCTTTCGAATAAACGGAATAGATCGGATCGTCAGATCCCGAGTCGGATCCAACTTCCAGTCCGTCCCGGTAATCAGCCGGGCCCGGGCATAGAAGCAAGGAACCCACGCTTCCCATCGACCCATAAACGCCGATAGGTCTACCCCCGGGTTAGTTATCGTCTTAAGCTTCAGCGCCCCCTTGAACTCTACCACCCTGTAGAGCCCGAAGAGGGTTAGCCAGAGCCTCAAGATAGATAAATCTCCCTTAAGGATAGACGTTCGGTGCTGTGGATTGATGATCCGCGGGAGCCCCTTGCGAGTCCTCGCGACGTTGCCTCCGAGAGCCCAAGGACTTTCCACAACCTGTCCACCGGCCACTTGTTGGGTAACAAGGTAGCAAGTTTTCAGATATATGGCCAATCCCCGGGTCCCGGACCCACGTAGGATACGTCTTACGTTCTTGGCATATCCCCATACTACCTTGACTAACGATGCCGAAAGTTGCCCAAAGACTAACGGAACTGCCCGTAAGAGCAGTCCCGCCAGTTTTACTTCTGTTTTTACACAGAAGGACCAGGTTAACGTGCTAGGTACTAGACGCCCGTAAAGGTGTCGAATATTTAGCATGGATTTCCATTATGTTTTTGAAGCATAGTGGGACTCCCGTTAGCCCTTCGGTTCCCCGGCTCCACCTAGGCAGAGCGGGCCGCAGGTCGGCTTAGCAGCCTTGGAGCGGGTGCTCCGTTTCGTTAGTCTTGGCAATATCACGCATACGTGAGCCCCCCAAGAGCCCAAACTACCGTCC